TGTGGCCAGGTCCAGCGAGACCTCGCCGTCGGCAGCCAACGCCCACCGCGACCAGGCCAGGCTGAACACCGTCACCACCACCAGCCAGCGCCACACGATCAGAACTCGCAGTCGGCGGCGGTGGCCGTGCAGATCGCGCCGATGTTCGAATCCCGCCGGCGGTCGTCGTTCTTCATGGCGGTGATCTCGGCGGTCAGAACCCGCCACCGCTCAAGGGTGATCGGGTGTCCCTCCAGCAGCTCGTGCGCCGACTGGTTCAGCTCGATCGTGGTCTGCTTTCCCTGCAGGTCGGCCACGTCCTCCTTCACGTTGCCGAACGCGACCCAGGCCCCGCCCAGGGTGAACAACGCCGTCGCCGCCGGGATCACCAGCTTGTCGGCGGCCCAGGCGCCCCAGTCCTTCGTCTGCTGTTTGGCACTCATGGGCGGCTCCGGAGGAAAGCGGCGACGGCTTCGGCCAGGTAGTACGCGATCGAGCCCGCCGCCAGCGCCGCGAGCGCCAGATCGTGGTCGGCGGGCGTCGACATGAAGTGCGACTCACCGATCACGCACGGCGCCGTCGTCCGCGACAGCAGGTACAGCTCGGGACCGCCGGGAATCGGGAGCGGGTTCCCGCGCCAGAGCTTGCTCTCGTGGAATCGCTGGGGGCCGTTCCAGCTGTGGCTCTGGGCCTTGGCGCCACGGTCGCGGATCCCGATGGCCCGCGCGTACGCCGCCGAGATCCCGGCCGCCAGCTCGCGCTCTGCGGCGCTGCCGCTGGGGGTGACCTCCGGTCGGTCGGCCTCGTCGATGTCGGCGGGCCAGTGCAGACACTCGCTGCCAGACGGCGACGACGTGGACCCGTTCGAGTGCAGGCCGATCACCACATCGGCGGCCCAGTCGTTGACGGCCGGCACGGTGCCCTCGAGCACGCCCCGGGTGTAGGACTTCACCTGGCGCATGAACACGTGGCTGGAGACGTCGCGCTCCTGCAGCTCGCGCCAGAGCTGGTCCGCCACCGCCACGTTGAAGTCGTGCTCGGTCGAGCCGTCGGCCAGGCGCACGCCCGGGCTGTCGGGGTGGTGGCCGACGACGATGGCACAGCGTCCCGCGCTCACCGCGTCACCCGCTCGATGCCGGCGACGATGGCGGCGCCCAGGACGAAGCCGGCCACGCCCGCCACGGCCGCCGTGGCCTTGGTCACCCGCAGCTCGCGCCGCAGCTCCTGGGCGTGCTCCCAGCGGCCGGCGGCCACGTTCTCGCAGTGGACCCGGTCGAACCCCCGGTAGGTCGAGCACGTCCCGTAGAGGCCCTCCCAGTAGTCGGCCAGCTGGCTGTCGCGGATGCACTGGATCACCGCCGCCTCGGGCACCACCTGGGCGCGACACCGCACCAGCCCGTCGACGACGAACGGCGGCGGCTTGCCCGGCAGGTACGGCACCGTGTCCAGGCAGGCGTCGGCGGCCAGGTCATCGGGCGGGCGGATCACCTGGGGCGCCGCCGGCTCGGGGACGGGCTGGGCGAACACCGCCGGCGGCGTCTTCGGCGCGCAGGCGGCCAGCACCAGGAGCAGGGCGATCATCCTCGGCCGCCGTTCATCAGCCGCGCCAGCTCGCGGCTGCGGTCGTCGGCGTCGTCGATGGCCAGCGCCGTCTCCAGCTCGGTGGTGTCGCGGTCCAGGCTGGCCTCGATGTCGGCCACCTCCTGGCGCTCGCGCTCGACGGCGGCGGCGTGGACGGGATCGGACTCGACCGGGGCGGCGGGGATCCGACGGCTCGCGCGCATCACCGCCAGGGCCAGGAACACGGCCGCCCCACCCACCACGACCATGGCCCCGAAGAACCACGCCGGCACCTGGTCCATCACGGATCGCCCAGTCCGGCCTTGTGCCTCTGGGCCGCCAGCACCGACGCGCCCGCGCTCGAGGTCAGGCCTCCGGAGCTGGCGTCGCGGTGCGACATGGCGCCGGCACCGCCAGCACCCACGCCGGCGATGGACAGCGCGAACGTGCCGTAGGTGGTGAAGAACCCCGCCAGCGTCTCGAGCTGCTCGGGCGCCAGCCACGCGACCACGACGATCGCCGCCAGCATCGCCAACCCCAGGATGAAGATCGACGAGATCGACCACATGGCGATCGTGAAGGTGCGGCTGGGCTTCATCGACTGCTCCCGGGCTGTGGGCACCAGTGTAGCCGACGGCGCCTGACCTGGACAGTCGGTGCCTACGGCGTGTCGTCGGGCTGGAACTGGAACGGCGCGATCTCCAGCAGGAACTTACCGAAGTGCGGACCGTCGGCGAGGCTGGTACTGCAGCCCGCGAAGATCACGACCTTGAGATCACCCACGATGGTGCTGCTGTCGAGCTTCAGGCCCTGGCCGAACGGGACGTCGGCGACGTAGCCGACGGCGGTGCTCGTGCCCATGATCGTGGCGCTGGGGGTCCAGCGTCCGATGATCTTGTCGAGCGTGCTCCCGCTGGGGCCGCCCAGCGAGGTGCGATCGGCGGCTGCCGCGCGGCGGCTGCCGGTCTGCTCGAATGCCCAACCCAGGGCATTGCCCGCGGCATCGGTCAGCACGCCCGAACGGTCAGCGATCACCATGCCGCACGTGAATCCCTTGCTTAATGGGGCGGCGGTGACCTGGGTGATCCGCCCGTTCATGCCCCAGCGGCCACCCGCTTGGATGAACTCGGGCGGAAGCGCAAGGATCCAGCCCGCGAACGTCGCCGGGCCGCTGCCGGCGGTGACGTTGTTCAGGCTGAAGCCGGTCCCCGCGTCGTCTTCGAGGAAGCCGCCGGCGTCGTGGTGGCTGTTGACATCGAAAGCCGGGGTCGTCGGGTCGCCCACCTCGGCATCGCCCACCTTGATCTGCCTCCATGGCGGCTGGGCCGCGCCAGTGATCAGCCGCTCGTCGACTGGACGATCCCACATCAGGGCACGTAGCGGGCCAGGTAGCGGTGCCACTCACCCACGTCGTTTACAACCGTGGCCGGGCCCGGGTCGCCGTCGTTGCAAGTCCACGGGTACGACGGCGGCAGCGACTCGTCGATCCCGGTGACCACCGTGCCCTCGTGCATCGTTTGGTCCTCGTGTTGGTGTGCTCCACCTTTGACGACACCGGCGCCGAATACGGTGGAACACTCCGAGCAATAGACGAGATCAATCATGGCGGCACCACGGTGTAGACGGCCCAGTCGACAGTGATCGCCGCGCCGGTGTTGTGGCGGATCCGGAGCTGGTGCTGGTCGGCCACGGCGGTCTTGAACACGTGGAACTTGATGTCGTCGACACCCACCGACCCGGTGGCGTCCTGGTAGGTGATGCCGATGGTATCGTCGCGGATAGTCGGCGACGGCACGAATATCACCTCGCCGTCCTCGACCGTGAACGTGGACAGCGCGATCAGCGCCGCGTTGTCGACGGAGGTGCTGCCCTTTTCCTTCAGCACCCAGGTGCCAGGCGGGCCGCCGGCGGCACCGCCGCCTGGTGTGACTGGTCGCGCCCACATGGTCTAGACCTCCCAGCCTTCTCGGATCAGCAGCTGGGTCAGGATCTCGTGGTCGGCGGCCGCGTTGTCGACCTTCGACCGCAGGAACAGCTGGCCGTCCGGCGCGTGGTACCGAACCGGCGTCTGGTCGGAGACGAACGCGGCCGGGGCCGCGCTGCTGCCGGCCAGGACCTCGCCGGTCTTCGCCGTGGTCCAGCCGGCTTCCTTCCCCATTTCGGGGTCGACGGTGGTGCCGGCGCCGGCGACCAGCTCGGACGTCAGCCCGACGATCGTGCCCTTCTTTGGCACGGCGATCGGCCCGGCCTCGTCGGCGGGCGCGGCCTCGGTCTCGTGGATCTCGTAGACGAGCATGTCGCCGTCGGCGTCCACTGCGGTGATCTTGAAAGCGTAGGCCATGGCTACCTCCGGCCTCGGGGCTGGTCGCGCGGGTGGGGATCAAAGCGGGTCACGCCGGTGCTGGCGGTGGCGTTGCCCACGTAGAGCACGGGCGGGCTTCCGTATTTGCGCGCCGACAGTTTCAGCGTCTGGCACTCGCCCGCTGGGATCATGAAGGCCCCGGCGTCGATAACCGAGCCCTCGGTACCAACGGGCGAACACGACGTCGCGCCCACCTCGCTGAAGATCGTCACCTTGTCGGTGCCTTTCCGGAATTCGACGCGGGTGGCGTTGTTGGGCGTGGCGTCCTGGGTCACTTTGAACGGTACGTAGTCGGTGCGGGTCTCGGGCATGTGGTCCTCTACGGCAGGGTGCTGGGCCCGATCGTGATGTCAGGGAGTCGGGCGATCACCTCGGCACCGTCGCCGCCGTCCTTCTGGACGTCGAAGGCCTCGATGTGGATGCGGTCGAGGCTGGCGGTATCCAGCCGGTCGACGAAGCCCCGGAAGTCAATGTCGATGATCTCGCCGTCGCGGATGATCCGCCAGCTGTCGGGCCGGCTGGGCACGAGCCCGCCGGCGGCGGCGTAGATCCGGATCGAGCCGATCACCGGGTCGGCGACGATCTTCAGGTCGCCGTTGTTGGGTGGGGTGTCGCCCGCCACCGAGTGATCGATCGTGTAGTCGTTCTCGCTCTTGCCGACGATCAGCACCGTGTCGTCGGTGCCGTCCTCGTCGTCGTCGATGACCGTGGCGGTGACGACGTTCTTCACCCCGGTGGTGGTGTTGATCTCGTTGGCGATGCCGTCGAGGACCTCCTGCAACGTCGACGACGCGGTGGCGTCGAAGTCGGCGTCGTTGCCGTTGATCGTCACCCGGTAGGTGTTGGTGAAGGTCAGCGTGGCGATGGTGATCCGGCCACGGCGCGCGCCCACGTCCTCGCGCACGTCGAAGACAACCAGGGTCTTGAGCGCGCCGAGCAGGGCCACGCCGTCGTTGGCGGTGGTGGGCGCGCCCTCGACCGCGGGCAGCGCCGTCCACTCCGCACGCCGTCCACCGGACAGCACCGCGATCTCGTTGGCAAGCTCGAACAGGGCCACGATGCCTCCGCGTGTGGCAGCAGTATAGCGCCGTCAGTCCCCGGGGACGATCAGCTGGCGCATGGGCAGGTAGTCGTCGGCGGGGTCGACTCGGCGCCACACGCCGGATCGGTTGCCGCGCGCGGCCTTTTCGAGCTGGTGGGCGGCGACGCTGGTGAGCACGAAGAACAGGGCGGCCCCGTCACTGGCGACGGCGTTGATCTCGTCGTTGGTCTCGGACTTCCACAGCAGAGCCATGGTCAGCTTGTCGAAGGCGAAGATCCGGCGCGGTCCCACCAGGTCCTCGAAAGTGTAGACGTTGTCCTGGTCGAGCGCGAGACGCGGCACCACGGCACCTGGCAGCGCCCCGAACACGATGCTGGACCCGTCAACCTGTGACCTGGCCTCGATCCGGTTGGCGCCGCCGCTGTTGCCCGTGTAGAGCACCCGGCCGTCGGTCTGCATCCCGCCGGGGTTGGTGGGGCGGTTGGCGTCGACCAGGTCCCAGGCCATGCCGCTGGTCGACAGGCCGGTGCCGCCCTCGTTGGCGAAGTCGAACCCGTCGGCGGCGTCGAGCGCGCGCATGTGCGCGCCGCTCGCGTGCAGGCTGACGTCGCCCGAGACGAAGACCTGGCGGCCGTTGGTCGCGACGGTGTCCAGGTTGCCGTTGTGGTTGTAGCTCCACACCACGGCACCGGTCGCCAGCAACAGCGCCCGCGCGTGGAGCGGTCCGGCCGCGGCGTCGCCCACCAGGTACACGTGCGTGCCGTCCATCGCGATGTCGTTCACCGGCGCCGTGTGGTCGAACGTCCACAGCGGCGCGCCACCCAGATCGTGGTCGAACAGCTCCACGAAGTTGCCGACGGCGATGGCCACGAACTTGCCGTCCGTGACCACCTGGGCGGCGGCGCCGGCGGTCACCTTGGCATAGGCCGCGGTCGGGTGCTGGGTGGTCAAGTCGGTGCGCTTCACGCCCACGATGTTGAAGCTACCGGCCTGCTCGGCGTAGACCAGCGAGGTGCCGGACACCGCCGGGTGGTTGACGGAGTCGGTCAGGGCCACGGTGAACAGCTTCTGGCCGGGGAACGTGGCGGCGTCGTGCTCGTCCACGATCGCGGTGTCGCCGACCACCAGCGCGTCGGTGGCCTCGTGCAGGGTCACGAACCGCGACGAGGCCGTGGATAGGTGCAGCATCCAGTCGCCGATCACACCCCAGAACCAGTTGACGAAGTCGAAGGGCGGGAACTGCTGGAAGACGAAGCCGAGCGCACGCTGGGCGGCGCTGGGGACGGCGCGAACCGCCGGCGGGGGGCCAACGGGATCGGACGCCCAGTTGGGTACGGGGTCGGTGGGGCGGGTGGTCATCACAAGCTCCTGGCAAACAGGCCGACGTCGAGCGGCTCGGCGTCGGGGTTGGTGTCGAAGCCGAAGGCGCCGACGACGGCTTCGACAAGCTGCAGGCTAACCCCGCTGGGCTTGGCGTCGCGCATGATCGCTCCGACGCGGCGCGCCACGTCGTCGTCCAGCGCCGTCTCCCGGAGCACCTGCAGGTGGATACCGGCGGGGAACAGCGGGATCTCCAGCACCGAGATCTGCGGCGCCGTCACCAGCTTCCAGATCTTGATCAGCTCGTCGGTGCTGCCGCCGCTTTCGTTGACGGCGATGCGCGCGGCGATGAAGCGGCGGTAGTCGTTGTCGGCCAGGCCGCCGCGGGGCTCGTTGACCATGTCGCCCCACTGGTCGAGGTTGGCGCCCACGGCCGTGCCCAGGGTGCGGTCGACGATCAGCGCGAAGTTCAGGTCCTCGAGCAACTGGACGCCGGTGGCCAGGGCCTCCACCAGCGAGCAGATCCGGGGCTTCTGCAGCTCGCCGATCAGCTGACCCACCGCCAGCTCGGCGTGGTTGGGGATATAGACCAGCTCCGTCGTCGACTCGGTCGGACCCTCCACGACCGTGACCAGTGACCCGGCGGCCACGGCCTCGGACGTGGCGAGCACCAGGCCGAAGTCGACCGACTGGATCCGGGACGCCCACGCCGACGGCGAGCTGGGCGCCGGGCGCCGGATGTTCAACACCGCGTCGGCGACGTGTCGAGGATGCCAGCCCACGGCGGCCGGCCAGCCGGCCACGGCGCCGGCGTTGGAGCTGGTGGTGACAACGGCGAGCCGGCGGCCGGTGGTGATCCCGATCGGGTCGTGGGGTCCCGACGGGTCCAGGCCCTCGTCGGCGACGGGTACGGCCACCGCCTGGTCGAAGGTGGCGAAGCTGCCGCGCCCGGCTGGCTGGCTCGTCCAGTCCACGACCGCGTCGGGGTGCGACAGGGCCCAGACCTCGACGGCCGAGCCCACCGGGTCCAGACGCCAGTTGCCGGCGGCCAGGCTCTCGGTCGCGTTCTCGGTGACGCCGTCGCCCAGCGCCAGCATCATGCCCGGGAACGTGTCGCCCGGCGCATCGGCCTGGGTGTAGCCGGCCGCCCACAGCCAGGTCTCGGCGCGGGTCACGGTCAGCGGCGCACCCACCAGCGCCACGCTGTTCCACTCGCCCACGACCGTGCCCACGCCGAAGTTGTTGCCGGTGATGGTGGCGCGGTTGACGGTCCAGGTGCTGCCCCACTCCACCACGTAGGTGACGATGGTAGCGGCGTCGACGCGGTCGCCGGCGCCCACGGACTCGAAGCGCTCGAAGGTGATCAGGTCGGTGCCGCTGGGGAAGATCCGGGCGATCCCGCTCGGGTACTTCGTCGTGCCGGCGGCGGCCGTGGACCAGCCGCCACCGCGCCAACCCCCGAAGGGGACCACCCTGGTGATGTCGAGCCACGGGACCCTCACCGCCACGGTGTCGGTCTTGACGCCCACGGCGGTCGATGCGGTCACGGGCGTCACCAACACGTCGAGGAGTCGGAACCCGGCGACCAGGCGATCCCGCTCGGACTCGACCACCTGGATCGTACCGACCCAGTCGGCGTCGGCGTTGCCCCGCGCCAGCTCCAGCTCGTCCAGGCCGGCGGTGGCGGTCAGGCCGCCGCTGCCGAATGGGTCCTTCGACACCGCCACGCCCACCGTGCGCGCGTCCAGGCTGTTGCCGTCGGCGGCGGGGCTGATCATCACGAAGTAGTCCCGCATCAGCGCCCGGTTCAGCTTCAGCACGTGCGCCAGGCCGGTGAACTCACCGGGCCCGATGCGGTACTGGCTGACGCGGATCGCCGGTGCCGTCATTACTCGATCACCGCGTTGGTGCCGATCACCGCGAGCTGGGCCAGGGTGATCACCTTGTCGGCGTCGACGGCGTCGATCTTCACCGTCGCGTCCAGGATGCCGTCGATCTCGTCGACCAGTGCCAGCTGCGGCAGCCGTCGCACGTCGTCACCCACGCCCAGCGACAGGTAGTAGTCGACCACCGCGGCCTTCACCGCCTCGTCCACGTCGCCCAGAGCCACGCCGTCGTCGAGCACCACCGTCACCTCGTTGTTGGTGGTGATCAGGTCGGCGAAGTCCCAGCGGATCGTCTTGGTGCTGGTGTCGAGCTTGGTGACGGTGGCGACCACGTCGGTGCCGTTGGTGAAGATCCCGTCGGTGATCTGGTCGAAGATGACCAGCGCCACCTCCTTTTTCTGGGCCGTCGTCAGCGTCGACGGGTGGATGACCACCGCCACGCTATGGGGCTCGAGGATGATCCCCTGGTTCACCACCTGGGTGTCGGTGTCGTTGTCCACGACCACGGCCGCGATGACCGACGCCAGCGCCGTGAGCTGGGCACGGAGCGCGTTGTTGTTGCGGCCGCCGCTGATCTGCAGGCTCTCCTGGCGCCGCTTCCGCAGCTCGCTGTCGGTCTCGCGGGCCTGGCCGGTGGTGGCGTCGGCCGCGTTGGTGACGCTGTCCAGTCCGGCCTTCAACGTCACGATCTTGTCGATCTGCCCGGCGGTCGCGACCACCGCGCCCTTCTGTTGCGCGACCACCACCACATCGACCGTGCCGCCGCCGCCGATCACCACGTCGGCCGACACCGTCCACTTCTGGTCATCGTCGACGCCGCCGCCCTCGACCACCTCGCCGGCGAGGACCGGCGTCCCCACCGTGCCCGTGTAGGTCACCGTGGCCTGGCTGGCGGTGGGCTCCTCGCGGGGCACACCCACCAGCACCGACAGGTTGTCGAGCTGCAGGCCCGTGGCCCCGCTCGGGTCAAACGCGTCGTAGAGCGCCTGTAGCCCGTCGCCGGCGGCCTTGCCCAGGCGGGCGGCCATGTTGGCGGTGATGTTGCCCAGGAACACGTCGGCGTCGAAGTCGATGTCCGACGGCAGCCCGCGAGCTGCCAGCCGGGCCTTGTAGTCGTCGCGGATCAGCTCGAGGAAGTCGGCCTCGCGCGGTGCCGTGAAGCCCTGGTCGGACAGCCCAAAGGTCACGCTCATAGGATGCTCCCGGGGACGGTCAGGATCGGGCCCTGCCTGCCTGTGAATAGCACGGCCGGGGACACGTTCCCCGCCGTCAACGGTGGGATGACCTCGACCACGACGGTGTCGGGTTCGTCCACGATGGTGATCGACGCGGTGATGCTGACGCGCCGGGCCTCCACGTCGTGGGTCCCGACGATGCTGTCGACGGCGATCACGCCCGGCGTGGTCTCGATCTCGCGCCGCACGAACGCCACGATCTCGTCCACCGGCGCGGGCTTGGTGGCGATGAAGTCGAGCCAGGGGATCCCCTTGGTGCGGTCCAGGATCCACTCGCCCAGGAACGTCTTCAGCCGCAGTCGGATCCGCTGCAGCGTCACCGCCGAGCCGGCAATGTGGCGGGTGAACTGGGGCAGGTCGCCGCTGTCGTCCAGGCCGACGTCGATGCTCATTTGGCTTTCACCTTGGTGGCTGCGGTGGGAGCGAGTGCGGGGATCGTGGGAGTCGGTATGGCGGTGATGCCCAGGCCGACAGTAACCCCGCCATGGACATGGACGTCGTAGGCCAGCTTGATCTTCGCCAGCTCGGCATCGACCAGTGACGACAGGGCGACGAAGTCGACGGCGGTGTTGTCGCCGAGCTTCAACAGCGCGGCCGCGATCACCAGCGCGGTGGCGTCGACGGCGGTCGCAGGCAGCGCGTCCGGGAGCGCCTTGCCCGCCGGCAGGAACAACGCGTCGGACAGGTCGAACCGGCGGATATCGCGCGCGGTGTTGTCGACGTCGCCGGTCTGCTTCCATTCATCGATCGACCGCTCGGCGCACATGAGCAGCCCCTGGTCGCCGGCGGCCAGCTCGAAGGTGATCGAGCCGTTGGCGCCTCCCATCCACAGCACCGGGACCTTGGGGATCGGCTTGGGCAAGTAGGTGTCGAGCAGGCGCGTCTCGGGGTCGACGAACGCCGACCGGATCAACACCTGCGCCGACACCGTCTGGGTGGCGCGGTCGTAGGACAACACCCGCGCCGGCAACACCGTCCGCACCCGCGCTAGCTGGTTGCGGGTGGCCTGGTTCATCAGGTCCAGGTCGTTGGGGGTGTCGGCGCCCTGTGCACTCATCCGCGCTCCCTGCCGGTGACGACCACGTAGAAGGCCTGATCCCAGCCACTGCTGCCCACGAACGAAACGTCCCGGGCCACGTAGTCGCCATTGTAGCGCCGGGACTTGAGCCTGAAAGCACGGCCCGGGCGCATCGACGGCTCGAGCAGGGCGGTCACCTCCACGCCGTCGTCCTTCGGTGTGGGGCTGCCGACGAGGTTGCCCAGCTCGGCGCTGAAGACCACGGCGGTCTCCCCGGTGTCGCCGTCGGTGGGGATCGCGTGCAAGATGCCGTCGCGGGTGAACACGTCCGAGCCCGTCGACAACGCCAGGCGGTCGAGGATGTCGCGAGCGGGGCCGGCCAGGTGGATCCCGTTGGGGTAGGTGATCGAGGTGTCGGCCAGGCGGATGGTGCCGGTCGGTAGCCCGAGCTGGGCGGCCACGGCGTCGAACACCTCCTGGATTGTCACCTGGGTGTCGAAGCTGACGTTGAGGCGCGCCTGCGCCAGCTGCCGGCCGCCGTCCTCGGCCTCGATCTTCAGCAGCCGGTCGGGCCCTTGCTTGGTGAGGGTGACGCCGTTGCGGACGGGCGAGCCCCTGAAGATCTGGTGTGGCACGTCGTAGCCGGCGAGCACCCGGACCACCGCGCCCGGCTGCTGCATCAGCGCCACCGACTCCTCGTTCAGGTTGTAGGCCACGATCACGCCGGTGTTGGGCGTGCCGGTGCGGCTGTGGTCGATCCGGAAGTCCACCCGCAGGTCGCTGAAGCTCTTGCCCTTGTTGCTCTCGGTGCCGAGCTGCAGGATCACCTGGCGCTTGAACAGCGTGCTCACGGCGCGATCACGACGGTCGGCTGCTCCTCGGCGGCGGCGGCGGGCAGCTCCGACAGCGGGTAGAAGATCAACAGCAGGTCCTCGCCCAGGTCCTCGCGCACGTAGCCGTCTGGCCCGCGCACGAACAGCACCCCGTCGGGCGCCAGATCCGACGACAGGCCGAACAGCGGCAGCCAGTCCACCGACAGGCGGCGGCCGAGGATGATCGCCTGGCCGTCGACGGTGCGGAGGTCCAGATACCAGGCGCCGGTGCGCTCGCGGAAGGTGAAGCGCACGACGAACTGGGACAGGCCCAGGACCACCGTCTGGGTGTGGCTGGGCAGCTCGGGGAATCCGTTGATCACCCGTCCCATCAGAGCAGCCCCGCCGACTCGGCCAGCTCGCGGGCGATGCTGACGTCGCGCGCTTCCTGGGCCGGGTCCTCGCTGGTGTCGTCGGTCGCCTGCGCACCCGCGTCCTGCTCGTCGGGGAAGCCCGTGACCTCGGACGGCACCGGCTGTTCGGGCGGGATGATCACCGCCTGGCTGGTGGCGATCCGAACCTGCTGCATCCGCAGGGTGACCGGCAGCTTGCGCAGCACCGTGATCTCGTGGGGGAACCCACGCATCAGGCAGTCGGTGATGGTGCCCAGCCTGGTGGTGACGACGTCGACCAGCTCGCCGTCGATGGACCGCAGGAAGTCCAGGGCCTGGCGCACCCGGGCCGGGCCGTCCGGACCCGTCGCCGTCGCCGGCGGGCTCTCGGTCTGCTCGAGCTGGATCGTGAAGGCCAGGGGCTGGGGCTGGGCGTGGTCGGTGATGTCC